TGGACTAGAATAAAATATCTGATTGAGTAGCTCAGGGAATAGGTTATCCTGCCCAAAGGGGATGTATCCATTAGTCTGATTCCTACCATTTACATATGGTAGAGTTAGATTTGCACCTCCTACTTTTAGGAATGGAGTAGAGAATGATTGATATCCCTCTACTATTTCATGCTTTACTGTTTTAAAAAAATCTTTTAATGCCATAATTACTCATAAATTGATGATACTATTGGTCCTGATACTACCATCCTGCCCTCTTCAATCACAAAACCTGTAGAGTTAGCAATAGTTGGAGGTGTGGTACTTGACTCATAGATGCTGTATGTATACTGTCCTTTGACTAGTTCCAAATCTACAGGCTCATCTAGCTCAAACTGATTAAATCTTTCAGGATAAGCTGATAGATCAGCAGTGTAGAATGTAATAGGTGCAGACAGCTTGTCCATTTCATTCTGAAAAACAAATAAATAATAAGGAGTAGGCAGTGTACTTACCTCAGTGAGAGTAAGGATTATCTGATTAACCTCATCTTTCTTTATGTATATCATATAACTATATTATACTAAGGTCAAAAAATGTTTAAAAAAAAAGCCCTAGTATTACTAGAGCTTTAATTATTAGGGTGTTAAATTACGATTGAACAGCAGGTGGAAAGTCTGTTGGATTTGATGTAATTAGTGTATTTGTTACCTCATAAGCCAAGTGGTCAGTTTCAGCTAACAGTGTGATAGAATATTTACTTCCATCTGCACGAGCTGTACCTGATCCCTCACCTGTTGCAGTAAGTTGTACATTCTCAAAGTACCAATATTTATCATTAGCATCCTGGATAACTACAGCTAAATATTGCTGACCTGATCCTAGTACATTAATAGCTTCTGACTTCTCTTTATCTCTACGGTTAAACATTAAAGTGATAGTCTGAGTAACTACTGTAGATCCACTTAGTAAATCTTGAGCAGTCTCTTCTGTATAGTTACCTGTATTTCTGTTAATAGCAAAAGGTACACATGGATCACCTACAGTAATTGCAGATACTATCCAAGCTCCTGCTGATACTGTAACAGCTGATATCTCATCTTGTTGATTTACCCATACATTTTTGATTCCTCCAGTATTGTTGGAACAGTTTTTTTGGATTGATTGTAATGCTTCACAGCTCATTGTATATGTTTTAAGTAAAGGGAGCTTTCACTCCCTTAGATTTATAAATTAGTTAATTATGTAGCAGAGTTGTAGAATACAATCTCATTACCATTAACATGAGTAAATCCTACTTTCATATTTGCACGAGTTCTGATAACAGGCTCAGCAATAGTATCAGCTAAATTGATAGCTCGTAATGCTTTACCATCACCTTCAGCATCAAATGCATAGATGAAATTAGAACGAGGTGATGCTACGATTGTAGATAAACCAAGCATTCCAGGACATAATACCATTTTTATTCCAAGATAAGTAAAGTCTAGAGCTTGAGTTAAGTTAGCCTGAGTGTTTGATGCAGCAACAGCAGCACGATAAGATGTAGCTACAGCAGAAGATACATATAATCTCAACTCCTCTTGATTAGCAATAACAGCAGCAGGAATTGCAGCATATACTAAAGCTAATTTAGCAAGTACGTTAGATGCAGTAATAGCTACAGGAGATGCAATATCAATTACATTAGCTGAATCAGCTACCAATCCTTTTTTGTATCCATCACATAAAGCTAAAGCAGCAGTACCTGATGCAGTATCACCTGACCAACGCAATTTCTCTACATTCTCAGCAATAGTCTTTGACATCTCATTCCAATAGTAATCCATGAAAGATGCTACAGTGAAATCACCATTTGATCCTTTAGTCATTTGTAATGATACGAAAGACTGCTCTAAGTCAAACTGACAAATTTGTGCCATTGCAGATAGAGAACATACATCTATCTCTACAGATGCAAGGTCATCAGTTGATGCATTGAATCCGCAGTTATCAGCTTGTAAAACTTGACCAAATACTACATTTGAAATTTTAGTCTTATACTTTACTCCTGGTAGTGTACGATAGTTATCTACTACTTCCTCGTTTAAATAAGCTCGGCTATAAAATGCCTCACTGTTTGCTTGTAATAATGCAGTTGCATCAATGTCCAAGTTGAATCTTAATTTTCTACTCATTTTTTTTGTTTTTTATTTAGTTATTATTGTTTAAAAATTTACTTACCATACTGAACTTTTCATTCTGTGATAGTTTAGTAGCTTGTACTTCTACCACATCCTCAGTCTCAGTCATCATCTCCTCCATGTGATTTCTTAAATCAGCTATCATTGCTATAATAGCATTGATTTGCTCATCAATTACAGGTTGTACTATAGCTAGTATAGCTTCAGCATCGGCAGCAGGATTAATAGCCATCTCTTCTGTGGCAGGTGTCTCTGTAACTACTTCCTCTTCTACTACTGTCTCTAGTGCAATCTCTTCTGTCATTGCTTCTTCTTCAACAACAGGTACATCTTTAATCTCAGTAACTTCTCCATCAACTACGATGTAGATCTTACCTTCGATTAGATGCTCTCCATCAGGTAACTTCATATTTATTTTATTTATTTGATTACTTAGTTTTAAGCCTAAGAATCCCTCTATTGAGAATCCTATCTGCTCATTCTTTACTAGCTCATTATAGTAGTCTTTATCAGTTACCTGAGCTGTTACCATTAATGTGCCTTTAGGTACTTCAATACCATAGCTTGAGTAGGCTTTATCTTTCTTAGGATCTTCTACTATCCATGCCTCAAGTACATAAGCAGGTACAGTCTTATCAGTATTATGCTCTAGGTTAAATACATTCCTATTAGTAAGGTCTTGCATAAACTTAGAATGTATCTGCTCAATAGCCTCAACTGAGAAAGATACATAATACTCATCCTCATCCTCATCATTCCTATATATCTCCATAGGTATCATGGCAGGAGCTACTACTCTATACTTTAGGTCATCTGAGAAAAACAATTTCTTGTGTTCATCAAAACTCATCCCCTTAGTAATAATGGCAGGAGTAGAGGTGAAAGCTATTTGCTCAATCCCTAACTCTTCACCATCTGAATACTCAGGATCTATAGTAATTTTATAGATTGGTATATCTTTTGTCATAACTATATTATATTTTTTTTATATTTGTTCAAAAATTAGAAACTATGATAGAATTATTCGGCAAAGAAATCCCATCTAAGATGGATGAATTAACACTAGAGCAGTTCCAAAAGATATCTGCTATCCATAACAATGATGAGTATGATACTCTTGAGAAACATTGTAAAGTCTTTGAGTATCTAGGTATAACTGAGGAGGAGATGGATGTAGATTTTGACCTGTTCCTAGCTAATGTTAAGGAGTTCAATAATAACAACTATGATAAGAAAGATCCTGTTGAAGAGATAGAGATAGATGGCTATACTTATAAGGCTGAGATGAAGCTCTCAGTAAAAGATTCTAGAATTGTTGAAAAGATAGTTAAGAAAGATAATAAAGAATATATATCAGACATTATGGCTCTAATGTTTAAAAGAACTGACCTATCTAATACTGAACATTATGATCCTGCACATCTCAAGCACAAAGCTAAACTATTCAGCAAGCTCAAAGCAGATATATCTATCCCTTACCTTACCTTTGTAACTTATAAAATCACTAACCATGCAGAATCTCAAGCTCCCAAAGAATTGGAATCAGATATCAGTGGAGCAGTTCCTGGAGATCAGGAGGCTGAGTAGTGAAGATGGTATATTTAACTATCAGATTGATGTACTTTCTGCTTTAATAGATAGCGATATCTCTGAATTTGAGGAGCTAGATATAGATAGTCTAAGTGAATTGACTAAGCAGATTAAATGGGTGCAATCAGAGCCATCTAAGAGGTATAAGAATAAGCTAGATAAGTATGTACTCAAGCCATTCACTAAGATTAGTCTAGGTGAGTTTATAGACCTTGAGCATTACTTCTCTAATAACTACCTAGACCACTTCTGCCACATCTTAGCATTGCTGTACAGGAGAACATCTAAGAATGTTTATGGTGATGATATCATTGAGCCTTATGAGTATAGCCCTAGAGATAGATTAGATTGGTATTTAGACTATCCTATTACTGATGTTTATGGATTGATACCTGAGTATCTAAAGTATAGGGAGAATTTTACCAATACCTATACTAATCTACTAGTAGATGTGGTAGCAGATGATGAGGTGCTAGAGGATGCTGATGAGATTAAGGAGCAGAAGAGAGAACAGGAGAAA